CGCTGATGGAGACGGAAAGACAGCCGGCTTCCACTTGAGTGGCCTGTATTCCCCTTGGACGCCGCTTGAGGAAGCTGTCCGCGACTTCTTGGCGTCCAAGCGCGACCCAATGAGGCTCAAGACGTGGGTAAACACATTCTTGGGGGAGACGTGGGAAGATCAGGGCGAGCAGGTTGACGAGCATGATCTGATGGAACGCGCCGAGGACTGGGGCGGCGAACTGCCGGAGGACGTTCTGCTGCTCACTGCCGGCGTTGACGTTCAGGACGACAGGCTTGAGGTGGAGATAGTCGGATGGGGGCGCGGCGAGGAAAGCTGGTCGATCGACTACAGAACCTTGTATGGCGATCCGTCAACTGCTGACTTGTGGATGCAGCTTGATGATGTCTTGCAGACGAAGCACGTCCATCCAATTCACGGCGAAATGATCTTGCGGTCCACCTGCGTTGATAGTGGCGGTCATTATACACAGCAGGTGTATAACTACTGCCGTGGTCGTGCTGGTAAGCGAGTGTTCGCAGTGAAGGGTATCGGCGGAGAGGGTAAGCCAATCGCCGGAAAGCCGACGAAGAACAACATCGGGAAGATAAACCTATTCCCAGTCGGCACTGATACAGCCAAGGAGCTTATCTACTCTAGGTTAAAAATCCAATCGCCGGGCGAGGGTTATTGCCACTTCCCGACCAATAGAAGCCCAGAATACTACATGATGCTCACGGCTGAGAAGAAAGTCACAAAATACTTCAAGGGAAGGCCAAGGCGAGAATGGGTGAAGCTGCGGACGCGCAACGAAGCACTCGATTGCCGAGTGTATGCGACCGCTGCGCTGGCTCTGATGGGACTAAACTTAGAGGCTGTTTACATACAGGCGCAAAATAGAGTATTATTGCCCAGCAGTAGTGCGCCTTCACGGCGACCTACACTACCTACGCGCAATTCGTTCGTCCACGGGTATAAATAATGGCCAACCTATTTGACCCTTCTAATGCCCCGGAAGGCGAGCCTTACGAGGTAGTCGTCGGGGATTTCATCCAATGGAAGAGGTCTGATCTTGTTGCCGACTATCCGACCGCAACTCACTCGGCTGAGTATGTAGCCCGCATCACTGGCGGCGGCTCTAACGAGATTAAGCTGTCAGGCACTGAGGGAAGCTCAAACTACTACCTATTCACGGTGAGTAGCGCCACATCGGCGGACTTCGCGCCCGGCATCTATCACTGGCAGCTTGAAATCACCGAGACTTCAAGCGGCAATAGGATTGTTGTTGATCGGGGCGACTTCCAAGCTGTTGCCGATCTTGACAACAACCAAGCAGATCCGCGCATTCACGCTGAAATCATGGTCGCCAAGATCCAGTCCATTCTGGAGGGCAAGGCCGACAGTGATGTCAGCAACTACAGCATTTCTGGCCGCTCAATCAGCAAGATGACATTCGACGAGCTTCTTGCAGCGCGAGATAGATACAAGGCTGAGGTTGTTGCTCACTACAACAAAGAGCGCGTCAAGCGTGGCAAGACGAATGGCGCGACAGTAAAAGTTAGGTTTGTCTAAATGGGCATCTTCGACTTCTTTAAGCGACCGACAAAGCAGCCTAGCTTTCAGCGCCGTAACTACGCAGCCGCCAGCAAGGGGCGGCTTTTCGCTGACTTCGTAGGCAGCAACCGTAGTGCCGATAGCGAAATCCGCTGGGCGCTGCGCGATCTTCGCAATAGGTCGCGTGACTTGGAGCGGAACAACGAATACTTCCGCCGCTACTTGCAACTACTTCGGACCAATGTGGTTGGCGAGAATGGCTTCCGCCTGCAAGTGCGTGGCAGAGACATCAATCGCAATATTGACGTTCTTGGCAATCAACTGGTTGAGGATGCGTGGGCAGAATTTTCCCGCCGAGGGAATTGCACCGCTGACGGTCGCATGAGCCTGATCGACTTGCAGAACCATGTTATCACGGGCATGGCGCGTGACGGAGAGGTGTTCCTGCGCGTTGTTAAGGGCAAGTTTCTGCGCCACGGCATTGCGGTTCAGGTCATTGAGCCTGATCGCGTTGACGAGGAGATGAACGAGCGCTACCGTAATGGTAACGATGTCCGCATGGGCGTTGAACTTAATGAATACAAGGCTCCGGTCGCCTACCACATCCTTCTAAATCATCCCGGAGATTACGACTATACCACACTGGCGTCAGGCACGAAGCGCGTCCGAATCCCGGCCAGTGAGATTATGCACATCTATCGCGCCGAGCGGGCAGATCAGACTCGCGGTGTGCCGTGGTCAACTGCTGCCATATCTGCACTCAAGATGTTGCACGGGTATCGGGAAGCCGAGCTTGTCGCAGCACGAACTGCTGCATCGAAGATGGGCTTCTTCACATCTCCTGCTGGAGATGGGTTCATGCCAGATGGATACGAGGAAGCTGGCGCACAAGGATCGCCGATATACGAGGCAAGCCCCGGCACGTTCGCGCAACTTCCTGCCGGAGTTGAATTTACTCCCTTCGATCCTTCACACCCAACCTCTGCATTTGCCGACTTTGAGAAGTCAATCTTGCGCGGAATCGCCGGCGGTCTTGGTGTCAGCTACACATCACTGGCCAATGACTTGGAAGGCACAAGCTATTCGTCTATCCGCCAAGGCGCACTTGAAGAGCGGGACTTCTACCGCACACTTCACAAGTTCATGGTGGAGCACTTCCTAGACCCGCTCTATCGGATCTGGCTCGATCATGTGATTGAGTTTGGACACACTTCTATCACTGGTCCTGGCAAGTATGAGAAGTTCAGCCGTGAGTTCCTCTTCCGTGCGCGTGGCTTCCAGTGGGTTGACCCGCTCAAGGAAATCAATGCTGCTGTCGTCGGCCTGCAAAACGGCATCTTGAGCCACAGCGACATTGCCGCCAACTATGGCCGCGATGCTGAGGATACGTTTGCCGCGATTGAGCAGGATAAGAAGATCGCTGAACAGTATGGCCTGAGAATGGCCTACGAACCGTTCGGAGAGAAGCAGCCGGTCCAAGCCGACATTGATGGAGACGCTGTTGCCGTATAAGCCCACAGACGCGATGAAGACTGAGGCGCAGCGCGGCCTCGATTGGCGCAGCGAGCATGGTCGCGGCGGCACGGAGGTCGGCATCGCCCGTGCGCGGGACATCACCAACGGCAAGAACCTGTCCGAAGAAACGGTCAAGAGAATGTATTCGTTTTTCAGCCGTCACGAGGTTGATAAGCAAGCCGAGGGCTTTAGCCCCGGTGAAGATGGCTACCCGAGCAATGGTCGCATTGCCTGGGCGCTTTGGGGCGGAGACGCTGGCTATTCGTGGAGCCGCAAGATCGCCAAATCACTGGAAGGAGAGCGCTCTATGCAAGATGTAGAGACTTCTGATACTATGCCCCAAGATATTGAGGGTGTAGTTATGGAACATACCGAAGAAATTCAGGCCGAGGAAGTCCGTCAGGACGAAGTTTCGGTCGAAGAGCCGCAGGCGGAAGAGCATGAGGCTCGCTTCAGCCGTGAGCAAATGAAGACGCGCTCTATGGGCGCGGAAGCAAAGATCATTGACGAAGACAAGCGCACAGTCCGCATCGCTGTAAGCAGCGAGGAGCCTGTTGAGCGTTCATTCGGCAAAGAAATTCTGGACCACACAGAGCGCAGCATTGACCTGAAATTTGCACGTTCGGGCCGTATGCCGCTTCTTTTGGACCATGACCCGCGCCAGCAGATTGGCGTGGTGGAGAGCGTAGAACTTGATGGCTCGGCGCGGCGTCTCCGCGCGACGGTTCGTTTCGGGAGAAACGGGCTTGCCAAAGAGGTCTTCGAAGATGTTGTTGACGGTATCCGCAGCAACATATCCGTTGGCTACTCTGTCAACAAAATGGACCGCGATGGCAAGGATAGCTACCGTGTCAATTCGTGGACGCCTATGGAAGTCTCGGTTGTGTCCATCCCGGCGGACACCTCCGTGGGAGTTGGACGCTCCCAAGCTGAAACTTCACCCGCAAAACCAGTAACTGAAACTCCCACAATGGAGAGAAAAATGACTGAAGAAGTCAAAATCGACGTGGAAGCGGTGAAGGCTGAAGCTGCCCGCACTGCTGCCAAAGAGACTGCCGAGATTTATCGTCTCGCTGCCAAGCACAACAAGCGCGATATGGCCGACGAAGCCCTGCGCGATGGCACCTCGCTTGCTGAGTTCCGTGGCAAGCTGCTCGACGTGATCGGCTCCAAGCCGCTCGACGACAGCAACATCGGCCTCACCAAGAAAGAAGTTCGTCAATTCTCGCTGATGAACGCCGTTCGTGCGATGGCCAACCCCTCGGACCGCAAGGCCCAAGAAGCTGCCGCTTTCGAGTTCGAAGCCGCTGCTGAAGCTGCCCGCCGTGACGGCATTGACCCCCAGGGTCTTTACATCCCGGCTGATGTTCAGCGTTCTTGGAACCTGTCGAAGCGCGATCTGAACACCTCTGACGACAGCGCGATGGTAGCGGAAGCCTACCGTGGCGGTGACTTCATTGATGTCCTCCGCAATGCTTCGTCGGTTATGGCCGCTGGTGCGACCATGCTGACCGGCCTCAAAGGCGATGTCAAAATCCCGCGCAAATCCGCCGCTTCGACTGCTGGCTGGATTTCGTCGGAAGGTGGCGCTGCTTCTGAGAGCGAGCCGACCTTCGGCCAAGTCACCATGTCCCCGAAGACCCTCGGTGCCTTCACCGACATCACTCGTCTGATGATGATGCAGTCCTCGCTCGACATCGAAGCCCTGATCCGCAACGACCTCGCAACCGGTCTTGCCCTGGCTATCGACAACGGCGGTCTGCAAGGTTCGGGTTCGTCGGGTCAGCCGACCGGCATCAAGAACACCTCGGGCATCAATGCTCCGACCGCGTTCGCCGGCGCCAACCCGACCTTCGCTGAAGTTGTTGCGATGGAAACTGCTGTTGCTGAAGACAACGCTCTTCTCGGCAACCTGGCCTACATTCTGCCCGCCTCGATGTATGGTGCGCTGAAGACCACCGCTAAGGACAGCGGTTCGGGCCAGTTTGTTGTTGAGCCGGGCGGTTCGATCAACGGCTACCGCGCAATCGTGTCGAACCAAGTCACCGCTGGTGATCTGTACTTCGGCAACTTCGCGGACTTGCTGATCGGTATGTACGGCGGACTTGACATCACCGTCGATCCGTACACCGCTTCGACCAGCGGCACCGTTCGCATCGTCGCTCTGCAAACCTGCGACGTGGCCGTCCGCCACGCTGTCAGCTTTGCAGTCAACAATGACGGCGCGTAATGCTAACTTGGGAGAGCCACAAAGGCTCTCCCTCCCCTGACCGGGAGGGCCAGAAGATGAAACATTATGTCGTACTCAAGTCGTGCAATGCAGGCGGCGCCCGCCGCAATGCTGGCGATGTTGTTGAGTTGACCGATAGTGAGGGCAATGCCCTGATCCAAATGGGTCGTGTATCCGTCACTAATGCGCCGAAGCCGGCGCCCAAGACTGCTGCTATGAAGAAGTCAAACCGCGCCGTGAAGCTGGAAGACAGTGATGTGGCGCCCTTGGAGACGCGAGAAGAAGATGGCGCTTCCGATAGCGAGTGACCTCGCGGCTATCCTTGATGTAGATGAATTTGCCACTGCGATCACTTATCGCCGCAAAGCAGCAATGGGTGACGCGACAATTTACGGCATCTTCGACAATGAGACAGTCCCCGTTGATATGGGCGGGGCTGTCCCTGTCAGCCAAGAGCAGCCGAGAGTTACTTGCCGCACGGCGGACATCCCATACGTCTCCGAGACGGACGAGATGATTGTCTCTGGTGTTAGATATATCGTCCGTATGTGGACGCATGATGGCACTGGCGTATCCGTTGTAATGCTGGAGAAGCAATAATGGCTCACGTCCGCAGGCAAGTCAGAGACAAGATGGTGGATGTGCTGAAGGCTGGCGTATCGCTGGTCAACCGGCGCGTCTATGCTTCTCGCATCTATAGCCTGACACAGGACAAGCTGCCCGCTCTTGTCGTGACTACTGTGTCGGAGAGCAGCGGGCTTATGAATATGGGTTCGACAAAGAACCTAGATCGTAGCGTCAGCATAAGTGTTGATGTTTACGTCCGAGCTACCGAGACTTTTGATGATGACCTCGATGCAATTTGCGTTCAGGTCGAAGAGGCAATCGGTGGGAATTTCTATCTTGATGGCCTGTCAAAGAATACCGTTTTGACATCCACTGAGGTAGAATTTAGTGGCGAGGCAGAGCAGCCAGCAGGCGTTGCCCGCTTAACCTATGACGTTCGCTATGTTACAAGTGTTGCGGACGTTGAACTGGCCAAATAAGGAGGCTCCTCATGGCTACACACACTGGAAGCGAAGGAACCGTAAAGGTCGGTGCCAACGCGATTGCAGAAATCCGCAGCTTTTCGCTCGACGAAACGGCGGACACACTTGACGACACCACGATGGGCGACACCGCTCGCACTTTCAAATCGTCCCTGACTTCCTTCAGCGGTTCGGTTGATGTCCTTTGGGATGAAACCGACAGCAACGGTCAAGGCGCCCTGACCATCGGTGCTGAAGTCACCCTGAACCTCTACCCCGAAGGCGATTCCGCTGGCGACACTTACCTGTCCGGCACGGCCATCGTCACTGGGCGCTCGATTTCGTCTTCGCATGACGGCTTGGTCGAGATGTCCATTTCGGTGCAGGGTTCTGGCGCTCTAAC